AACTTTACTGACGATAAGTTAGAATATGGTTCATCAGCATCTGTTAAGGCTACCGAACCTGAACAATTAACAGGTAGACCCCTAGGACCTTTCGGTGCTCCTATGGATGGCGTTGTTAATACAGGAAGTAGTGCTAATATGTCTGCTACCTACAATGATCTTGTATTAAAAGCTGGCGCTACAATTAAAACCGAAGAACAAGGTGGTGGTGCTGCGTATACCGCGACCGTCGCAAATGATGACGACCTTAAAACACATTTAAAAGTTGGTATGACATTTAAATTACAAGCAAAGCCCGCCCTAAAGTATACCATAACAAATGTCGACGCTGGTGTCATTACTGTTACTGCATCAGCTGGCGGTGGCGCAACAGATGCATCGGCTGTAACACATATTAATGATTTAGCTACTATTACCACAGCATCCAGCGAAGCCCACTACCTTGGTAAGAATCCTGTTGAAACAGCTAAATTACAATTAAATGGTCACGACCGTTTCTCGGAGAGAGTTGGTAGATATTTCAACTTGGTCCAACCATACCAACATCACACAAATGTTCCAGCTACTGGTATTAATGTTTACTCATTTGGTCTCAAACCAGAAGAGCATCAACCATCTGGTACATGTAATATGTCTCGCATAGATAATGCTACCCTTGCTTTGAGTTTAACCAAAGATACGTTCAAAAATAACAATACCAACCAAGCCATTGTCAAGGTGTACGCCACAAACTACAATGTATTAAGAATTATGAGTGGTATGGGTGGTCTTGCCTACAGTAATTAAGGCAATTAACTATTTTTTTATAGTTATTAGATTTTAAAATTTATTTACATATTAGATTGATTTATTATAAATATTATTTACTAGATATAAATAATAATTATAATATTTAGTGATTAAATGAAATAATTGATTATGTATTTTGTCGTGATTTTTAACTTAACATTTTTTTAATTTTTGTTAATATTTCATTTTCTTGATTTATTACTACTAGTTAATAATTGATTATGTATTTTGTCGTGTTTTTTAACTTAACATTTTGTTAATTTTTGTTAATATTTCATTTTCTTGATTTATTACTACTAGTTAATAATTAATTAATTTAATTAATTTATGCGTTTTTTAAAAAAAAAAATCTTTACATATAGTATAAAAAAATATGGGTGGTGGATTAATGCAATTAGTTGCCTATGGCGCTCAAGACATTTATTTGACTGGTAATCCTCAAATTACTTTCTTCAAAGTAGTTTACAGAAGACACACTAACTTCTCAATGGAATCTATTGAGCAAACTTTCAATGGAACAGCTGACTTCGGCAAGAAGGTTAGCTGCACCATTTCAAGAAACGGTGATTTAGTTAGCCGAATGTACCTCGATGTAACTTTACCCACGTTAGAAGCTGGGTATGGTTATGTCAATTATGTTGGCCAAGCTTTAGTAAAGAGTGTTGAAGTTGAGATTGGTGGTCAAAGAATAGATAAACATTATGGCGAATGGCTCCACATTTGGAATGAATTATCAGTTCAACCTGGTCATGCGGCGGGTTATGCTGAAATGGTTGGAAACACCAAAGCCGCTGTCTCATCGGGCGCTGGCCCAGTTAATTTACATGTACCATTAGAGTTCTGGTTCTGTAGAAACCCTGGTTTAGCATTACCATTAATCGCCTTACAATATCACGAAGTTAAGGTAAACATTGAGTTCAATCCATTAAATTTATTAAATGTTAACGTAGGAGACGCAGACCTCAAAGGTACCCCCCAATCTACCCAGTCCTCAGGTAGTTTTGCCGCATCTTTATATGTCGATTATATCTACTTAGATACTGATGAGAGAAGAAGATTTGCTCAAGTATCACACGAATATTTAATTGAACAATTACAGTTCACTGGTGCTGAATCTATCTCTGGCCATGGAAGTGCTAATGTCAAGTTGAACTTTAACCATCCTTGCAAGGAATTAATTTGGGTTGTTCAACCTGATACTAATGTTGCCTCAAACATAAATGGTCATTTCAATTACAGTACAGTAGCACAGAAAGCTGCCCAAGTAATTGGTGGTGGTAACAACAGAACAGCATTAGCTGGTGAAGCCAATGCTGGAAGCACCACAGGTGTCAATCCTGTTGATAGCGCAAAGTTACAATTAAATGGTCACGACCGTTTCTCAAGCAGAGATGGAAGCTATTTCAACCTTGTCCAACCTTATCAACATCACACTAATGTTCCAGGCACTGGTATCAACGTATACTCTTTTGGTCTCAAACCTGAAGAGCATCAGCCATCCGGTACCTGCAATATGTCTCGTATAGATAACGCTACTTTAGCTTTAACTATAAACAGTAATGTTACAGGAAGCTCACAAGTAAGAGTTTATGCCACTAACTACAATGTCTTAAGAATCATGAGTGGTATGGGTGGTCTCGCCTACAGCAACTAAGTTCTTTAATTAGCTCATTTATTCATATTTAATTACACATTAAATATATTATAAATATTATTTACTGGATAAATAATATTTATAACATTTAGTAATAATTAATATTAGTAACTTGGGTTTAAAACATGAGAATTAATATTTAATTATGCGTTTTAAAAAAAAAAAAATCTTGACATATATTATAAAATAAAATGGGAGGTGGATTGATGCAATTAGTTGCCTATGGCGCCCAAGACATATATTTAACTGGTAATCCTCAAATTACTTTCTTTAAAGTTGTATACAGAAGACATACAAACTTCTCTATGGAATCCATTGAGCAAACTTTCAATGGAACACCAGACTTTGGGAAGAAGGTTAGCTGCACTATCTCTAGAAATGGAGATTTAGTTAGCAGAGTTTATTTACAAACTGAATTACCAACCGGTTGTCAATGGAACAATTGGGTTGGACATCTGTTAATTAAAAGTGTTGAAGTTGAAATAGGTGGACAAAGAATTGATAAACATTATGGTGATTGGTTGCACATTTGGAACGAACTTACACAGAAATCAGGTCTTCAACAAGGTTACGCCAATATGGTAGGAAATACTCCTGACCTTACCAAAGATACTAAAGGTGGCGCAACGATGCTTTTCATCCCATTAGAGTTCTGGTTCTGCAGAAATCCTGGTTTAGCATTACCATTAATCGCTCTGCAATATCACGAAGTTAAGATTAATTTAGAATTTAACAGTTTCAATGAATGCAGAAAATCTGGTGCTACAAGTGGTAGTCTGAACAAAACTAGCTTATATGTCGACTATATTTACCTAGATACTGATGAAAGAAGAAGATTTGCTCAAGTTTCACATGAATACTTAATTGAACAATTACAATTTACTGGCGAAGAAACTGTTTCAAGCCAAAAGGTTCAATTAAAATTAAACTTTAATCATCCTTGCAAGGAATTAATATGGGTAATTGAAAAGACGAGTAATGCTCATAACAAATTTAATTATACTAGCAATGACACCGCCAATCCTACTGGTAATTGGAAACCAAAGGGTATGGCATTAGGGTCTGAACAACCTTCTACTTATACTGGTAATAATATGGTTAAAACAGCTAAATTACAACTTAATGGACACGACCGTTTCTCACTCAGAGGTGGCGATTATTTCAATTTAGTCCAACCATATCAACATCACACTAATGTTCCTTCAAAAGGTATTAATGTGTACTCATTTGGCCTGAAGCCAGAAGAGCATCAACCTTCTGGTACCTGCAATATGTCTCGTATAGATAATGCTAACTTAAGTTTAGAATTAGAATCATTAGGAACTAATGGTGCTGTAGCTCGTGTTTATGCCACAAATTACAATGTATTAAGAATTATGAGTGGTATGGGTGGTCTTGCCTACAGTAACTAAGCAGTTTAATATAAAAAGAATTAATAGATACCTCGCAACCAATCGTCGTCATAGTATAGCGGTCAGTATACCTGCCTGTCACGCAGGTGACCCGGGTTCGATTCCCGGTGATGGCGGACACTTTTATTCTATAAAATTATAATATTTTGTCATCTATTTATAATTTGTATTACTATTATGGTTAGTAAATAATACAAATTATAGATAAATATAAATTAACTAAACAATACACAAGTAAAATATATAGTAATTTTAATTTTGATTTTACCAAGTAGGATGATATGGTCCTTCACAGTCCATATTCTTGCATCTTAGTTCTAAACCACCTAATTGTTTTTTATTTTTCTTATTTTTATTCTTCTTATTTTGATTTTTTTTACCACCTTCTTGAATAAAAGTATAAGTATTCATTCCTTTTTTTGATACAGGTGTGTTAGATGGATTAAACTTAGCATCCCACCTTGGACTAAATGGGGCACCGCAATCCATATTACTACTATACAAGGCTAAGCCTCCAGATTGTTTCTTTTTTTTGTTATCTTCTTGTTCAAATTCTTTATCCCATCTACGAAATGTATGAGTGTTGGGGTTGTCGGGGAGCCATCCTTCCAAATCTTGTTTAGGAGGTTGGGCTTTTCTAATTCTTCTATCAGCTCGTATGGAGTGTGTTGGTTCATACACCTTAGATGGTCCCCATATGGGAGGCCCTCCTGCTTCTTCATACTTCTTGAGATCTTCTTCGAAAGCTTGATGGTTTCCATATTGATATTTTCTCCAGTCTGGATATTCTGGTATTGTCGAGCGCTGTGCAACATCAGTATCCTTTTCCCTACCAATTTGTTGGACTCTATCATGAGCACCAGCTAATGCCCCAAGTGCAGCAGCACCTGCTGCTACTGGTGCGGATGCTCCAAGAGCTAATCCACCAATTCCAGCAGCACACGCTGCCCCAACACATTTCTTGACAGAAAATCCATCTTTACCATTACTACCTCCTTTTTTTGTTTTTTTTTTGCTCTGCTTCTTTTTACTCAGCTTCTTTTTGCTCAGCTTCTTTTTACTTAGTTTCTTTTTATTATTTTTCCTTTTTTTACCACCTGATTGTACAGTTCCTTGGATATCATGTGGTCCAGCATTACAACTTGGAGTATCGTTATACCATTCTACACCAGGCATTGCCATATAATTATTTCCCATTCGGCTTGTACCTACATATTGTTCTGTAGCCCCAGGAGGTGGTGTAGCAGACCTTAGATTATTTTGAACAAACTCTGTAGTAGTTGGCGTGACATCAATAGTTCCCCAAGGACCTATAGCCTGAGGTCCATCAGCAGTAAGTGGATCTTGACCTGTTGAAGCACCATACAACCCTCCATTGTAAGATGGTTTAGGAGCTGGAGTTTTAGAATCATTCCATTGTTTTCCAGCAGAAATCATAGAAGCTTTATCAATTGGATAATTATTTTTGCCTCCTTTTAAGTTCCTTTTTTTAGAACGCATTATATTATAACTATATATATTTTTTTTATTTTTATTAGTATTATGTAGAAACCTTCTTCTTCCCCCTTTAGCTGGAGGTGCTTTGCCAGATACTTTATTAGCCAGCTCTATATGTTGATTATGTTCCTTATTAATCTGTTTAGTAGCTTGTTCTAATGAACTTCCATTGTTGTATTGTATAGATGGACAATCGAAAGATTTACATTGTGAACCACCTACTTTAAAACTGTTATTTTTCTTAATTCGCTTCTTTCCACCAGGCTGAACCGTCCTAGGGTTTTTTCCAATATTTTTGTCACCAACAGCATCAGCCTGACTTTGGCTACCTAATTCCTGATACAGTTTTATAGTATGACTAGTATCTTCATCAGTATTATGAGGAACCTGATATTCGATATTCTTAAAATGTTCTAATGTCATTATTTATTGTTAAAATATTAGAATATTTTAATTTAAGTTAAATTAAAAATTACATTAAAGCCACTAATGATATCTATATTTAAAATCGGTATTAGATAAAAAGTTTTTAGAATTATTAGCGACGCATTGGTCTCCATTTCCCTCCTTACAAGTTGGTGGCACTTTGTACAACCAATTAGCAAAATCAGTTTGTTCATTGATTCCAGATGAGACCGGCACTGTATAATATTGTCTTTGTGAATTATTTTTTTGGTATACATCTCCTATATTTTGATATAATCCTTGACCAAAATCTTTTTCTACTTTATTTTTAACATCAGAATCATTAATATCACAAGCCTTTTTAAAACTTTTATCGTATAACCTCCAATTCATGAAAGGGTTATCTTTGGTAGGTTTTCTACAGGTTTTCGGATTTTTAATTTTGTGTTTTTTCCGATAATTAGATGCGGAGTCAAAATCATTTATAGATTCTATTTTAGTGTTTTTTGAATCTCTAAATGAATATATTACATATGTTGCCAACATAACGCTGATGATTATATATAAGTTTAGATAATTGAAATTATACATATATAATATTATAGTTAAATATAAAGAGAATCTCACTGTTGAGTTAAGTTTTTGATTAAAACTCATGTTTTCTTGTGGTACAAACTCATTTAGTTTATCTGCTTGGAACAATATAGATATATCTTCTATCCAAATAGGTTCCTGTGACATTATTAATATAAGCAAATAATAAATTTTCGTTTCATAATACAAAAAATAACTATATATATATATTATCAAATAATGAGTAAGTATGAAAAAGAAATATATCAACTTCATTGGTATGGCAGATTCGGTAACAGAGTCTTTTTGTATATTTTTGTAAATGAATGGGCAAGAACTAATAATGGTATGGGATATCTTCCCTCAAGTTGGGAAGGAGATATTTTATTTGAGGAATCACCATATTGTAAAATAGTTGAAGATGACAGACTCCGTTTGGAAATAAATCAAACACATAAATCCATGGATAATAAACCCTATAGAAAAGGGGCTTTGGAAAGATATAATCAGAGGATAAACTCAAACGTAATTTATTTAGATACTAGAAATATAACTGACCAAACTAAAATAGCATTTGATGATTTAAACTGTATGTATTTTCGCAATATGCATAAAAAAATGAACCCCAATGAGATACAAAAGTTATTTCACTTTAAAAAAGAAGTATTAGATTCACAATTGTATCAGGATATATTAAAACATAAAGGTACTTACATCGTCGCACATTTAAGAAGAGGAGACATAGCTTCGTCATACTACAAGGGAGCCCATTCTATGATTACTAAAGATTCATATTTATCCGCTTTCAAAAAATATGGGGTTTCAGAGGACGAAGTAATTTGGTTATCTGATGACAAGACGCAAAGGACTCCAAATCCGTTTATGTTTACCAAAGATTATTATAAAATGTCAAAGGGGCATAGGTGGAGTTACCCTCAAGGAGAGTGTCACCAAAAAAATGAAATAATATTTGATTTTTTGATAGAATTATTATTACTAAAGTTTGCTAAAATAATATTTAGAGCTAATAGCTCTTTTAGTTGGTTTGGAGCTTTTATTAGTGAGGCAGAAGTTTATTCACCAGTAATAACATCCAAACCACCTAATTTAAGAAATAGTTTTTATAAAATGGATTGTGATTTTGTTCCAGGAAATAAAGAAGGATTTATGGGTTCTAAAGAGGAGGGATTCCAGGAGATATTTTTTGGTGATGAATAAATGAACGTAACTCAAACAAACTTTCACCACTAATTATCTTCATTATCTTTATCAGTTACTATTTTAATATTGTTTTTGGAACATTTTGTTTGTTTTGCTTTATACTTATAACATTTATCTTCATATTTGTATATTTTGTCATTCAATTCTCTTGGCTTAGGACCTTTAATAACAATACAATTTCTACCGTGACATACTTTTTTAAACAAACTTGATAGTCCCAAACCTAATATTATAGAAATTATTATCCTACCAGTGTTATCTTCTAGTATACTAGCAAATGAAAAAGCCATTTAATATCATATAAGATAATAATTTATAAATAATTTTAATTAAAGCGATTAAAGATTTAAAAAGACTAATATTATCATCATTTGTTTTTAAAAAATCATACAAAACAAATGGTGATATTTTACCGCAATATCATTGATGGTGTAAAATAATTTAAAAAAATTGAAGAATCTGTTTGGTCAGTAGTAACTGGGTGTGTAATGAAAAATAATCTTGAAGAAATTAATAAATTACTAATAGATATTTTAGAATCTTGTAATAATAAAAAATTATATAAAAAAAGTACTAATGAAATAATTAGTAGGTTATGTGATATAGAGAGGGCAAATATTTTAAAATTATATAAACACTATTTGAATATATTTGGTGAAGCAAAGGAAGCAATAAATAAATGTAGAAATAGGATTCGTATATCCCAAGTGAAAGGAAAAGGACTATTTAATATCAATAAAGAGATAACACAAGAATATTACCTCAATAATAATTATTAATCAATTCTATATTTTTATATACGATATTCCTGGTAAATTAATGCCCTGAAGTAATTCTAAGGAAGCACCTCCGCCTGTGCTTACATGAGTAAATTTATCATCCAATGAAAACTTTTCGCAACAGGTAGCAGTATCGCCTCCACCTATTACAGATATGACATTTAACGTAGTAATAAACTCCATTATATCTTTGCTACCGTTTTTAAAATTATCAAATTCAAACACTCCTAGTGGACCATTCCAAATTATTATATCACTTTTTCTTAGTAAACTTTTGTATAAGTTTATTGTTTCATCTCCTATATCTAATCCTATATAATTATCTTGAATATCGCCTCTAAAGTATTTAATATCTCCTATATTAGAAAAAACATTATTACATAAATAATCTATAGGTAAATAAATATTTGTCTGGTGTAATTTAGAAAAATTAATTATATCTGGGATAAGCTTTATTCCTTCTAAATCTAACAAAGAGTTTCCTATATTAAAATTATTGTATTTTAAAAAGGTAAAAGCCATTCCACCACCTATCAAAATATTGTTAACTTTTGGTATTATATTTTTTATTAAATGAATTTTATCAGAGATTTTACTTCCTCCCAAAATTAATGTTTTAATCCCTTTTTTACTAAATATTTTATCTAAATAATTTAATTCTTTTTCTACTAAAAATCCAGCATATTTATTTTTAATATCGATACCTACTATAGAAGAGTGCTCTCTGTGACAACAACCAAATGCGTCGTTTATAAAAACATTTCCTAATGTTGACAATTTTTTCCTAAATAAAACTGTTTTATTTGTAATTTCTGTTTCCTCTCTATAAAAGCGTATATTTTCTAATAATATTATGCCCTTATCACTACTATTTACCGAATATAAATCTTTCAATACAACAGTTGTATTTAATATTTCTCCCAAATATTCGCAGATAGGTTTAAGTGTTAAATTACTTTCGACTTTTGTGGGTCTTCCTAAATGGGATATAATTATTAATCTATTAGGATTTCTTTCTAAAATAAAATTTATTGTGTATAACGATTCATCAATCCTTTTTGTAGATTGTATTTCATTATTCGTGATAGGTACATTGAAGTCTGTCCTTAAAACAACATCTTTTCCTTCTAAACTTATATTATTATTTAAAAACATATGTATATAAAAATTTCCTAGATTTTATTTTCGTTAATCATTTTCACATTCTCAATTAATTAATTGGAAGCTCTTTTACATCTCCAGATGGACAAGTTGTTTTTTCTATTTCATATTTATAGCAATTTGAAGCCTCATCTATATATGTAACTACTTCTTCATTATCTGGATTAGGATATTTAATAATAATTTCAGGAACTGGATTAGTTATATAACACATAAATAATCCAAAACATAAGCTTAAGAAAAATACTGTGGGATTAAGTTTACCAAATAATCCTAACATTTACTATTATATTATATAAATATATTTATAATTATAATTTTTTTGAAATTAATTTATACACTATAATATTGTCACTATTATGATTTTGTTCATTCATGATATAACTCGAAGAACATTTGTATCGATTAAATATAGTATTATTTAAACTTTCTAAAGGTATAGCATTATTCATTCTTCTTGCTATTATTTTATATAAATCAAAATCATCAAATCTCATCACATTTTTATTATATTTATCAGTTATCCATTGTTTTAATAATTTGTACAACATAATATTTTGATAATATTTAGAGTGTTCTTTAGGATATAATTCATCAATTATTGTTGTTGACAACCTACATAAATCAAAACTATAATTGGGTTTATGTATATTTTTGCTTTTATTTTTATTTTTAGGAATAGGATAAGTATATTGTCCTCCAGCATCTGAATCATGTTTAAAGACATCACTAAAATATTGTTTATTATTTATTTTATAAATGGATCTACCAAAATCTATTATTTTAATTATCATTCCAAAAGTGGGAATTTTATAATATTGGTCGTCAATTTGATAATATAAGTATTTTGTATTAGTTTTTGTATACATCACGTTATCACAGTGCAGGTCATTATGAGTAAATTGAAAGTTTTTTTGTAAAAATGCCAAAGTAAAACACACTTGAAACAAAATAGATACCCATTTATTATAACATATATGCTTCCTGTATCTTTTTCTCCATATCTTCATATATTTGGATAATTGATTATAGTTGTTATCAAAATCTGATTTGAGTTCTTCATTAGAATCTGATATCATTATATCTTCTAAGGTTCCATCAAGTTCCTCCATAAAGATAACTTGTGTAGGGTAATCTTGAAATTTAGCATAAACCGACGTTTCAACCTCATCAGAATTAAAATCAAACTCCGAAAAGTCATCGCTATCAGAATTATTATTAAATAAGTCATCAATATCTATTTCTCCGTTAATATCGGATAATTTTACTTCTAACAAATTATTTTTGCTATTAATATTATTCTCTTTAAGTATATTACTGTTAATCATTTCTATACCTATATCTAAATCAGAATCGTCAAGACCATCAGACCTTTCAATTTCAAATAATTTATTATTATTTTTTAAAAACCAACCTTCTTTTTTAAAACTCTGATATTCTTCTGTAATATTATATAGATATTCTTCCGAGATACAGCAATAGCTCCCATAGTAAAGGGGGAAACTTGGCAGTATATTTTTCTCTGTTAATAAACTTGCTACAAATACAAAAAAACTATCTATATAAGTAGAATTATTTTTTAAACCTATTTTTTTAAAAGTCCTAGACGAATAATATTCTGAGTATGGTAATACAGCATTGCGAGAGTTAATTCTATAACGATTCTGCATCGAATGCGTAGGTTCTAAAATAGGATTTTCTTTAATAAAGATTTTTTTTTGAATATATTCTTTATTCTGAGAATCATAGAGAGTAGCAGCTACGGTCTCATCCGGTTCGCATAAAATATTACATATTTTATATCTACTATCCAAAACATAATTTTGATGACTATCGGAAAAATTGTATACATTGAAATAATCTTCAAAAATAGGAAAATAACTTTGAATCTGGTCCAAACCCAAATATTCTTTCATATTATCTTTAAATGAATCTAACAATTGATGATTCACACATTTAATTTTTAGATACATATACTGTATATGTTAAAAAAACACTACTATTTAAACTCAATAAGTGTAAGGTTCCGGTTCTAAGTTATTATTATCTACAAATATACTAGTTTCTTCAATATCTATTTCGTCATCACTAATCTCTATATCACTTTCTCCGTCACTTACAATATCCAATTCATCAATAATATTATCATCGCAATCCTCGACATCGTGATTGATACTCTTAACTGTAGATAGTAATTTTAAATCATCTTCTTCGTCATCTTCTAACAAATCTTCATTGTCAGATTCTTCTATATTAATTGAATTATCAATACCCGAGTTCTCTAAACAGTTCATATAAAAATCTTCATATTCTTTAGTAGGCAAATCAACGTAACTATTATTATTTTGATTGTACTTACAAGCGTACATATCTCCATAAATTATATTTTCTTCACTATAATTGTGAATATAATGAGTATTGACAATATCATTGGAACCACTTGTAAATCCATAAATATGTATCTCATTATTAGATTTAATATTGTATTTAATCAATATTTGGAAATCTTTTCCCTGATTAGTAGACTTTTTTAATAAATTATCAGCAAACTCTATACTTTTATTGAGACGAAACTTTACTTCAATAATATCAGAGTTATTGAGTAATACGCATTTAACCATTATTGAGTAGTAGTATTATATATATTTTTTACTTTAAATTATTTAATCCATAATAACTTATATTTTTATTATTAGAGAAACAATTTTGATATTCTCTGGCACAATTGTTAATTCGCAGTAGTTGTTGAGGTTGGGTAATTATTGGACCAGTATTTGGATACAAATCTAACTGATATGGTACAACAATATTCGTTTTTTTATTTGTATTGGTGGATTTTATATTAAAATCCTGGAAATAATTTGTTAATTTATTTCCATTATAAGGAATCAAATTATTGTTTATTTTTGAATTCTGCATTCTCTCTTGTATTTTGTTATAGTAATAAATATCTCTATCGATATAGTTATTTTTATAAAAATATAAATAAGATACAGTTATATAATCAATACTACCTTTTTTATCTATATCCAGTTTTGTAAATATGTCACTAATATACTTACGAGTTAAAGGTATTCTGGGAAATAGATGTTTATAATTTTTAATAATGGTAAATAGATTGTTACGTGTAATTTTATTTGGATTAATGCCCAATACAAAAATTAGGTGACGAATTCTATCTCTTATTTGAGGTAAAGTTATATAATTGGAAAAAGGTTCAACACGATAAATTAATGAATTAAATATCCAATATATTGTAAGTAAGAAGATAATCATAATTATAAATAAACAAATACCAATCATCTAACATATAGATATATATTAAATAATAATAAATATAGTTTTTTTTCTATCATGAATATAATGGATACCAGAAAATGGGGGTCTTCTGGATGGCATTTACTACATACGATAAGTTTTCATTATCCTATTAAGCCGTCTAATCAGGACAAAATAAATTATTTACTATTCTTTAGCACAATAAAAAACATATTACCGTGTAAATATTGTAGGGAATCTTTTGTAGTCTTTACAAATCAAATAAAATTAATAAATTATTTGGATAGTCGTGATAAGTTGTCAAAATGGTTATATATGGTACATAACTTAGTTAATGATAAATTAAGAAATCAGGGGTTATTAAATTATCCAAATCCTAAATATCAAGAAGTTAAAAATAAATATTCTGGATGCGATCTAAAATCACAGGCATATTCTCCTTGGGATTTCTTTTATTGTGCCGTATTTAATTATCCACATAAAAAAGATTTAACATCACAAATAATACAATCCTACTTTACTTTTTTTGATATGTTGAATTATGTTTTACCAGAAGATAGTTATAAAAAATTATACCAGCAAAGTTATTTAAAATATAATATTAAATGCTATCTTTCATCTAGATTGAAATTAAAAAAATGGTTATTCAAAGTAAACTGTAATTTAAATAATACATTATGTGAAAAAAATAAAAATTATAAAGCTATATGCGTTAAATATGATGGATACCGAGCGGGGTGTAGTAAAAAAAGTCATAAAGGCATTACTTGTAGAAAAGAATCTAAAAGACATACGAAGAAAAATCATCCTAATAAAAAATTAAAATAATGATTTAAATATTTGATTAGGATATTATGTATAAATAAATTACTCTATTCATATACGATGGATATATATAAACTAGAACTATGGTTAGATACAAAGATTGATGATATGACCACATATAGGGATGTGTTACATGAACAATTTTGTAAAATTAAGGAAACCTTAACTAAAAACGATATTAATATTAACAATCATGTTACATTTCAAAACCAATTTATTTTGTTTTGTTATCATAATTCTACCAGAAACAAAAGTTAAGTTAATCAATCAGCAAAATTAATTCTTGAAGACATCAATACGAGTTTTCTCCCTCACGACATTGCCAGTATTCGTCAGGCTTTTCTTGACCATCGTGTCCAACGAAACTTCTATGTATGTAGTGTGTGGTTGGATAATAAGTAGGTCTTTCTGGCATTTCGCGAGGTATCCAACCATTTTCAATTAGTGCATCATGAACATGATCATTAAGTTGCATTACGTGTCTGTGCTGCTCATTCCACTCATTCTCCGGTAGGTTCAGATTTGCATGTCCGAATACAACCATACGTCCCAATCCTCCGCTGCTTGTAGACAGAGGGTGCCAGTATTTTTCATTATTTTCATCATGTGCATAGCCAAATGTCCACACCTTACTGCCTGGGGCGTCCCAAGTCTTAATAAGGCGACGATTATCTTCTTCACCTGGGTCTTCATCTGGCATTTCTGGAGTCATAAATTCTTTGCCTATAAGAACTTCGCCTGGATGTGGTAAAAATCCCACTTGGAGGCGTCCTCCTTCCTCAATACCGTACTCTTCGAAAGTGTCTCCACTTTCAATCACATTATCACCATAAACCACCTGAATTCCATGCTGTGTATCTTCCAGATTTTCCAAGATAGAATCATGTATTTTATCATCAGATTTAACCTTAATAGAGAAATTTTCTGTGTCCCCTCCCCATATTATATTTATATTCATCTCATCATCTTGATCAGATTCCGTGTTATCACCAGTATCATCCTGGCCATCTTCCATTCCACCCTTCTTAATCCTACTTTTAATTTTTCTTTTGTTTTTTCTGGTCACTGTCTTAAAGGTTTTTTTTATCGATTTCCTTTTTTTTTTCTGTTGGTTAGTACTTCTGCTTCTACTTCTTATTACTGTTGTCCTAGATGTACTTTTCACCGATTTCTTATTCTGTTGGTTAGTGCTCCTGCTCCTGCTTCTTGTTGATTTATAACTAAGCTTAGTATTAGCCATACTTTTGTAATATACTATATAACAATATATATTTAACAGTCGGTTTCTATATTTTTATATAGTTTATATTTATCTAATAATTATTTTATCATTAATTATAATAATAAATAAACAACTAGTAATACAATATTTTAGTATGTTAGTATATATACCATATATATCGCACCTACCATACCATGATTAAATATTACTCAAAAATCTAAAATTATATATTGTATAATATATATATTGAATGTCTTTAGTACCCGTAATGTGGGCTGGAGGGGCATTAATGTCCTATATAAGTCATGAACTAGCAGTTAATGCCTTGTCTGATACAACATCTAATATATATAATATTATTACCAGGTTAAATGGATTTTCAGATAAATATGTAGTCAAAACTATAGAGGAAATAGATATTTCTAGTAAATTACAATTAGTTGAGTCATTACTTAAACAAATTTGTTTAGATAAATATTCTGAAGAAAGTCCTATAACTATATCCTTTAATCAACTTCATAATATTGTAGAAGAAATTGAAATACAATTGGCTCATATAGAAAAGCAATTAAAAGAACATTGTCAAAAATGGTTTTATCGTATAAGAGGTTGTGAAATTAATATTGAAAAACTAAAACAAAATTGTACTACCATGGATAGAAGGTTAGATATTTTCATTAAATTATTAAATATTAACAAACCACAAATAAAATAGATATATAATTAAACGCATATTTTCTTATATCCAAAAATACTAAAATCTTTATCATATATTTTATTTATTAAATTAATAACTCTTGGTGAAAATGACTTAACAGAAAATTTTTTAAAATGGAGAGGTTTATTATATTTCATATTAGGGTCCCATTTTATTTTAATTGAATATTTATCCATTAATTTATTGAACTCATTTTCTATATTTTCATAACGAATTATATGTATAGTTTGTTCGGGGTCAATATATTTATGTTGTTCTAGATAATGTGCTTTTTTGTTTGGTTCTAATATTTTATTTTCAATATAATTATTAAATTGTTGTTGATTTAGATTAATCTCTTTCTGTTGTCCTAATCCCCCCCATCGGCAGTAGAACTCCGAAACAAGTCTTTCATAAGGATTTCTAACAACCATAAACCAGTCATATTTGTTTTTTAATTTTATATTTTTTTTTGGAAACAAGTCGTGCCAGAATCCATATTCAGTTCTATGATGCCTACCCCATATATATCCATTTTTTAGTCCTAAGTCCTCAATAGTTGAACCAGCACATTTTGTTATATGTATAAATTTTAAAGGTTTCATTAATATATAAAATCAATATAAAAACTAACTATATTATTTAATTTTTCAATAAATACAAATGACATATTTACTTTTTATTATTTAAATACCTTCAGCTAACAAGTCATTATATAACTGCTTTATATAATTTGTTTTTCCTTTATTTCTTGAGTAAAAGCGAATCACAACATCGCTAAAATTATTAGGAACAAGATTAGTTTTATTTTTTTTATCAATAGTAAAATACTTATCTGGGTCTGATAAATTATAAAAATAAACATTTTTTAATGGGTCCTCTAAATATCCTATTTTTACAATATCTATAATTATATCCTTATCTTGTATAGGATAATTGACTTTATTTATATTTACTAATCGTAATTGATTTTCGTCATAATTATCTATTTTTATCTCTCCAATATATTGATATAAATCTCTTTTTTTAATTCTTTCCAAAATATGTTTACTCTTTATTAATTCTTTGTCATCCATAAACTCTATAATTTGTAAAATGCTATCATCTAGTTTATAAAAATAATCCATGTTAGCTATTTTTTCCTTCATTTTAATAGTTTTTTCAGCAGAAATAAAACAATCCGCTAACATCCATTCAATACACCTCACAATAGGATGATTATATATTTCGGTATGAAGTCTCCATCTAGTAATAAATATTTGATATATGATATTATAAATCTTTTCCGGAAAACAAATATGATTGTGTATTACTTTCGCTTGTTTTATAATACGATTAAAATCAAAACTATACGATAATCCTAAAGTATAGCAATCTCTTCTCAAATAATCAAACTTGTCTACATCTATAGAATTAAAATTATTAGCTACTATCTGATAAATATAATCTGGAATATTTAGCTCTTTCCTATTTTGAGGATGAATTAATTCTTGAATAATGGCAATTCTATCAGGAGTTATGGCGATATGGTTATCATTTACTAATTTTTCAAATAAATTACAAGACCTCACCTCGTGAAACTTATTTGGGTCATTACAATCGTTTAGTAATAAATCATCAAATAAATGACTGAAAGGTCCATGACCCAAATCATGACATAACCCAGCGATTTCTATGTTTTCAATCGTTTCTGGAGTTATTTCTAACTCGGGATTGTTTTGTTTTACATTTTCTATCATAATTCTAGACAAATAAGCTACTCCCAAACTATGCTGAAATCGATTATGTGTAGCGGATGGGAAAATAAAATAACAAGCCCCCAATTGTTTAATATTTCTAAGTCTTTGAAACTCGGGTGTATCAATAATAGACAATAATAATGGTTTAAACTCTATATAACCGTGGATAGCATCATAGATTAATTTAGTTTTCATAATTAGATAATACATCTATATTTTATATCCATTTGATTACATAAATATGGTATATTGGTATATTGGTATATTTGTTTGGATAATGAAGATAAAAAATCACAACAAGATATTAGAAGAATTACTTACATCAAATATTGAAAATTAAAAAATAAATATTTCTTTATATATAAGTGTAATATTATGAGAATATTAAGTAAAAAAAAGAAAATATTAACTAATCAGGGGATAGAATTAGAGAAATTACATAATTATCATTTGGTTTTGGATATTGATGAAACTTTAATACATAGTTCGGTAAGTGATAATAAGACCTCAATATATTTAAGACCAAACATAAAGTTTTTCCTTAATTATTGCTATAAACATTTTAACGTAGGCTATTGGACATTAGGTACAAAAAAATATTGCCTTCATATTTTACATAAAATATTAACGAAGGAACAATTTGAAAGAACCAAAGAAACTTCTGTAATTATAAGTAGATGTGATGAAGGAAATAAATATGAAGAGATTCTTCGTTCAGAAATATTCGAAGTAAACAAATTGGATAATCATTTTACGAAACCACTGCAATATCTGTTTGATCATCCGATTTATGGAAGCATTTTTAAGAAACAAAATACTCTATTGATAGATAATAATCCAATAGTTACAGGTGTAAATCCACATAATTCTATATTAATTCCCTCATTTTATAATGATACAAACGATAATTATTTATTACTTATTATTAAATGGTTAGAAAAAGTGAAAGGTAATATAGTTAAAATGGAAAAACCTGTATATTTTGTTTATAAATGATATGAAAATAAAATAAATAAAAATATATCTATAATATATAATGTCTGGAAAAGGATTGAAAACATATATCAAAAATGTTGATTGTTGTTTAGATGAAGATTACAATATGAGTTTTGTATTAGAAAATCAATCTGATATTAAAGAAATAATTTGGATAATAGGATTTGAAGCACCCTGGAATGGCGGGGGCTGGTTACATAAACCAGATTTAGAAGGAATACTAAATAATGATGAAGTTCTTGGGGGAAGATTATTACAAAATTCTTCTGATTATAAAGTTATCTGGAACAATGGCATTATTAAATTACGTGCCAATGAAGGTAAAACTATTCCTTCGGGGGGTGGTATTGTATTATCTTTTGTTTTTGGTAATTCAGACCATTTACCTATTTTTGAGGGAAAATCTGTTATTAAAATTATTAATGTAAAATATATTGATAGGGACAATCAGGTACATACAATAGATGAAGTTATTAATTCCTCAATCAATGTCAAAAAGGCTATGATTATGGAAGAAAATACTCATACAAAAGAGCTATTAGTAGCCAAGGAAGAAGCAACAGATACGGTTGAGAAAGAAGCTGTTGAGAAAGAAGCTCTTGGCGAAGAAGATGCTACCCAGGAAAAAACTGTTGCCCAAGAAGAACCTGATGTAGTAATTGATGAAGAGGATACTCTTCTAGCTGTACCTAATGATGATGTAGTTGTTTCTGATATTCTAATAAATGAGAAACATGTACAGGAAAATAAAATTACAATTACAGTTGAAAATACATCTCAATACCGATTACCAAACGATGAACTATCATTATCATTAGTGGCAAAACCACTTGGTGTTTCTGTCAATACGGAACAAGATATAATAAATGTTAGCGATTATTCATTTAGTTTTGATGATGAAACTACTTGGAAATCTGATACAAAAATAGTTTTCCCGGAAATACGTAGTAACAATACACAAAAAGTAACAATATTACTGCATCCTGACAAGATAAATCTATCGTACCCTCGTAATTTCAATTTAATATTTAATACAACTGTTGATGAAAGCAATCAAACTGTAGAAATACAAAGTGAAGCAATAGAAACATCGCTAACAACTTATTATAATGGGAATAATATGGAACTTTTTAATCTAGTTATCAATAAGGAAGCAAGTGAATCTGATGTTTCTAACAAAATAAATCAAATACCTGGAAATATAAATATTTCACTAGCAGGTGCTAAAGGAAAATTAAATAAATTAATATTATCTAATGATTTTTTACCATCCAATAAGATTATAAGTATTAAAAACTTAAACTTTGTCCGAAATACACAAGATCTACATCTTGGAATTTACAATAGAATGAGTTTGGAGTCAGTTGTAGTAGAAGGAGCTCTTACCATTTCAGGTCAAAATGACCTGCTACCATTGTTAATGCAGGATTATAGTATTAATAATTTAAAAGCTAATAGTCTACATATAAATAATTGTGTTGACATATCTATTAATAATTCTACTTTTAAACATAGTAGTGATAAATTAGTGTCATTAAACAAATGCGTAAGAGTCAGTATAAATAACTGCGAAATTACAGATTCACTCAACCATGGTATTTACGCTACTAACTGTAACATTTTAAATATCCATAATAATACCATTGATAATGTAGCATTAGCGAATATATATTTAGACAGCAATGTACCAGGAGGTGGAGCATTTCATGTAGATAAAAATATTTTTAACCAAAAAAATGGTGACTCTAACATAAAAGCACTACAATTATCTGATTATTTTAACAGAGACGACGCAAGTTTATCAAAACGCACTGACGCAGATATAGAAATACGAAATGAGATGAGAGGTCATGTTGAACGAAATACTTTTCATGGTGGACATTCTGTAATAAATAACGTATCTACATCACAAACTCAATCCGTTTCTGTAAGCAATAATTATGTAAGTTCAAAATACTTATCTAATCCTCCTGGTTTAAGCGATATGAATGATATTTTTAGAGTTTTATTAGGGAACAATATTACTGAATCTGACAACTTTATAGAAGATATACTTCTTAATCTCGATAATACTTTCGCAAATCTTAAACTTTTAACACAGGATAAACTTACCGACTTAGAAGCACATTTAAAAGATGTCGCTCATAAAAATACACCATCTGTAATGAAACGAGAGGTTCAAGAAATCATTTATAATTTACATTATAATAATGCTAACACGCATACTCCTTATACACAGACACAGAGATATGAAGATTTATTAGACACTCATAATAAATATTATGAAGGTCTTGACCATATTGGTCCGTTAACAACAATACAACAATAGTTTTACGAATGAATATGCTTTTACTTATTATGAAATAAAAATATGTAAAAATAAGTAATTACAATTATTTATTTTCACATATATATTAAATGATAAACTTTTTTAGTTTAGATAATATGTGTTTTCCTGTAATAATAAATTTTTTAATTATAACTGCGCAATTTATTGTTTACGTTATAGAAGAAAAATATACTCTTGGGTCAAAGTCCTACGCGTTTGGATTAATATACACATTATTTCTCCATCTAATGTGCATGTTCGGTTATAAAACATTTGCTTGGACAATATTTCTGATACCTCTTATTTTATTTGTTGTACTTAATATTTTATTAGTAGTAGTTCATTATCGTTCAGAAGGTTTATTGCAGGAATACAACGAAGATGGAGCGGAAAACAGTAAGAATGAACACATCACAAAATAATAAAATTATATCTATCTACTTTAAATTTTATGATTTTATTTTATTTATAATCTCTGTTAAATGTAAATGAACCAAATATCCGCTTCTCTCATTAAAGATTTTTATCATAATTTTCATAAAATAAAATCTAATATAATTGCGAAAAACGCAATTACTTCTTCTTCATTGGAGGATGTAGCTTTGAATAGAGATTTAGTTCAATCTATCAATGACACTTTTTATAAGGAAATCGATATTGAAACGGAAATTACCAATCAACAAAATAGTGGTAGATGTTGGATATACTCTTTCCTTAACGTAATTCGTCTTTATATGATTAAAAAATATAAATTGGACGAAGATTTTGAGTTTAGTCAAAATTATCTGATGTTTTGGGATAAATTAGAAAAAAGCAACATGTTTCTTCATAATATCTACAAATCTTGTCATTGCCAATTAGACTCTCGTTTGGTAACTATATTATTAAAAGAACCTACCTCTGATGGGGGTCAATGGAATATGTTAATCAATTTGGTTAATAAATATGGTCTAATACCAAAAAATCAAATGGAAGATACTATTCAAAGCGCTAATACGGATAAAATGAATAGTTTTATAAACGATAAACTAATACAATTTGCGGAACAAATACGTAACTTTGGAGAAAATGAAAAAAAAAACAAAGACAAAATATTTAAAAAAATGCTGTACCAGATTTACACTATTTTAGTAATGTTTTTGGGTTGTCCACCAAAGACATTTACATGGAAATATTATAGCTCTTCTAATTTAAAAAAAAGTAAAAAGAAAAAAATAAAAATGAATAAGAATAAAAAAAGTCAAATACAGCGCGTTGCAAATCAAATCAATCCATTACGATTTTATCAGAAATGTGTACCTTATAATTCCGATCGAAAAGTTGTCTTAATTAATGCCCCTCTCAAATCAAAACCATTTTATAATATTTACAATATAGAGTATTTTAATAATATGGTTGGAGGTGTAGAAACTAAATATGTAAATATTCCTATTCAACCATTTATAGAAGCAACTAAAAAATCTATTGATAATAACGAAGCTGTTTGGTTTGGATGTGATGTATCTAAATATTCTAACGATGAACTAGGTTTATTTAACGAAAAAGTATATGATTATAAATCTATTTTTGATTTTGAAATTGAACTGGAAAAAGGAAAAGCACTGGAATATTATCAATCTGTCTTAAATCACGCTATGATTATTCGTGGTTACGATTTAGATAAAAATGGAAATATTACCCAGTGGTTAGTTGAAAACTCTTGGGGAGATAATATTGGTAAAAATGGTTATTATATTATGTCTCACCAGTGGTTTAAAAGATACGTATATCAAGTCATTATTGATGAAAAATACTTGGATAAAAAAACTCATAAAGTTCTAGTTAAAACTCCAATTATTTGTCCTTTATGGGATCCTTTTGGAGCTTTAGCTATAAAATAAATAATAATACTACTTATATATTCTTACATACCTAGTGTACTAGAAAGAGTGGGAGATTCATCATCATAATCTGTTACATTCCAATCTAAATCATTAATATCTTTAACTCTGATATAAACAATCATAATTCCTAAAATAGTTATTATTGCTATTATCATTAAATACATGTAAACTAAAGGAGGGCTTCCTCGGACACTGGCTTCAAAATGGTCAGTTCCTATTCCCATAATAGATAATAATAATGTGAGACAACAAAATAATATTCCCATAAACACAATTTTTAACATTAATACCTGATTATTTAAATAATGATATTGATAAATATTTATTTGTTCTTGTCTTCTTTTAGTCATAATGTCATTATTTAATTGATTAATTTGTGTACTACTCTTAACAATGTTATCACCTTGAAGTTCTAAGGTGTCTTGGTTTTTTCTTTTAATCATATTTTGATTATAGTTTTCATCTAAGGATGCGTTATATTTGGAAGATAAATCTGACATTACTTTATTTCTCTGTTCTTTTAATTTTTTAGTTTTTTGATATACTAAATAAGCATCTCTTTTAGTAGTATAATTTGGGTCTCTTGCTTCATTAAGCTCGTCCCATTTATTCTTTTCATCTATCTGTAACACATTAAGTTTATTTGTAATATCGTTATATTCCGCTTTTAACCTATCAATTTCATTCTGTTGTTTTTGAGTTCTTGTTACATTAGAAGACTTCAAAAAATCATTGACATTTGTAGGAACACTCAAATTAGGAACAAACTCTGGATTAAAATCGGGACTATTTATTAGTCCTTTAGAAATATTACTAGTTTTTAATGTTAAAGGATCTATGCTGGAATTTGTTTTGTTATTTGGCGAATTGTACTCCATATCTGGATGATTATTCCCTGCTGAAACGCTATTTCCCATTATTATATATAAATATTTTTATTTATTCAACATATTTACATTTATTAATAATTAATCATCCTCGATAAACATTAGGTTTTTATAATCATCACTAGTGGATTTTTCATTATTATTAGATGACAAGTCTATTGTTTCCATATGATATCCTTTTTTTTTATAAAATGTTTTTCTTTTTTTAGATTGATTCACAAATGTAGCAAATTTATCTACTATATCTATAATTAGGGGAGTTTTTATTCTGTCTTGTTTTTTTTTTCGAAGTATTCTACCAACTGCTTGTTCTACATCAGTCTTGGGTGAAGCCAAAATAATCGTATCGAGCGCGGGTATATCCATACCTTCGCTTGCCATACTAAATGTTCCTAATATTAAATCTTTTTCTTCACTTTCTTTTAATTCATCCTGTTTACATCCTCCCAAATAAAATCCTGTACTACATACATCATTTTTATCAATCTCATTTTTAATATTAGTCAGGTGCTCTCTTCTATCGCTCAAAACTAGCACCTTTCTATTATCCGAAACTAAATCGGTTATTTTATCGATAATAATTTTAGTTCTGGGTTCAAATAAACAAATATTAGTAATCATCCTGCTAGTGCATCTATTTCCATTATACATGATTTCATCCTTACAATATTTCAAATCATCATTATAATATTCTATTAATTCTACATTAACTACATCTTTCTCCTTTTCTTTAGTTATATAAACCATGTCCCCAAGATACCATTCAAATACCTTACTTAAACCATCCTTTCTTTTAGGAGTAGCAGATAGACCTAACATATACTTAGTGGTTATTTTGGGTAATGCTCTAGAAAAAACCTCGGCACCTATATGATGACATTCATCAATAATAGTAAATCCAAATGAACTAAATGTGTCATCGGGATAGTCTTTAATTGAGATACTTTGTAGCATTGCTAAGACAATATCTTTCCCCGTAATATTTACCTTGTTTTGTTTTATAATTCCGATTTCGGCATCAGGAGCAAATTGAGAGATTCTTTCTTTCCATTGATTTAACAAAAACTCCTTATGAACCACTACCAGTGTTTTCTTTTTTAATACACACGCGCAATATATTGCTAATACCGTTTTCCCTCCTCCACAACGTAGACTAATTAGACCACCTCCAGTATCATGTGCTGCTTCTATAAATTTTTCGGCAATAGGTTGTTGTTCGGAACGCAAAGACCCTTTGAATTCTAAACTGATATCGTCACCTGAATCTATATTTATTTCTTGAGGCTCACCTAACTCTTTTAAACCATAATATTTCGGTATATAAAGCTTGTGAATACTTTCCAAAAAAATGGGGAAAGGTGATACGTGTTGATTAAATTGAGTGAGTGTTTTGGGTTTCACCATTAAATCCTTTCTAATTTTATGAATTACTCTGGGCGAATACTTTTCTTTTCGAATGGTATATCCTCTTCTTGATAATATTGACTTCTTTTTCTCATCTTTTGTTGTGATTTTTTTTTTATTCATATGTTATAATAGTCTTTCTTTATTTAAATCATTTTACTCCTGTAAAGTAGGAACCCAATGGCTTGTTCTTCCATCAGGTGTTTTAATCTTCTCAATCTTATTACCAAATGGGTCTTCTTTTCTTCCATAAACACGAAACTGAAATGTAAATCCCCCTGTCTGATCATTTACATCGGTATAATTCATGATTGAAGCTCCTTGTGATAAATAGCTTTCCGTGATAACTTGTTTCAGAGACTGTAATAACTTGGTTAGTTTCTCTTGTTCAATTTCTGAAATAAGTCTAAGAGGTGATATTTTGCTCCGGTATAATGCTTCACTTTTGATATAATTTCCACAACCTGATATAATAGATTGATTCATCAAAACCTTAGTGATGTTCTTACTTTTGTGCTTCTCCATTATTTGTAGGAACTCTTTTTCAGTAATATTACCGTTCAATAGATCAGGCCCTATCATATTAAGTTTCTTTTCTAAAAGAGATATTTCAGTTAGTATTTTTATTGTTCCAAAACAACGTTGGTCACAAAACCAAATCTTTTCTATATTAGAACCTAAATCTTCTTCTTGGTCTAAATAAGTCAATTCTAAATGACAATGTTTTTGAAAATGATTAGTCCATTTACCACTCATTCCCATCGTATTTAAGATAACCCAATCATTTTCAAAAACAAAATAAAGCAATTTACCTTTTACATTAATTTGTGTGATTTTAAGAGGCAGTTTTTGATTGAAATCCATTAAATTATCTGGAGTTTTGCCAGGTTTAGAATATCTACCACTCAAAATACTCAAATCAACTATATGTTTATCAACCAAAAACTGCAAATTATCGCAAATAACTTTTAATTCAGGTCCTTCTGGCATCAATTAGCTTCTACTTCACTTGATACCAATTTAGAAATCTCAATTTTTTCATTATAATGTTTTCTACATACCGGCATATAGGATTCATCACCTCCAATCAGTGTTTGTTCTTTAGAATCAATAGTCCTACAAGTAAATATTCCAGGAGTTCCATTATTACACATTTTACACATGGCAGTTAAACGGGTAATCTTATCTGAATGAGGTATTAAATTTAGGATATCACCAAATGGCTTTCTTTCAAAATCCCCATCTAGCCCACAAACAACTACGGTTTTATTATCTAAATCAACCGATTTTAAACAAAATTGAAACAGTTCCCCAAAAAACTGACCTTCGTTAATAAAGATGATTTCAGCTTCTTGATACAATTTTTTGAGTTGTGGGTCCATAAAAATACTCATTAACGAATCTAAATGTATTGCTTCAACACCCAATTTGCTATGAGTATAAATTTTGTTGTCATCGCCATATCGGGTATCTTGAATATAATTTAAAATCATCATATTTTTATTAATGGAACGATATCTATCGATGAGTCTGATTAGTTCGGTAGTTTTACCGGAATACATGCAGCCAATAATAAGTTCTAATCTTCCTGACATTTAGAGTTTTGTAGATTATTATAATTATTTAATTTACTTTTAGGTTGGTTTCTTTTCAATTTTATCTAGTGATTAATAACGATTCAGAAATTATAAATGACATACACATTTAATATATTCTTCTACAAATAAGTGGATAAATTTAGATACGCGAATCATTTTTTCTCCTTCTAAAAAACATTGATGTTTAAAATATAATCTTCCTAAATCTGCTATTTTCCTAGTATACAAATGTAAACTTTGATAATAATCTATTAAATGATATTTATTTAATTTTAGAAACATTCTCTGATATAGAAAATCCCATCTTTGGTTGATTAAAAAACTTTTTTTTAAAATGTTCTGTATTAATTCCAACATATCTATTGGTAATTTATTTCTTAGTAGTATACTATTCATAATAAAAAAAATTGATTTTATTTTTACATTTTAAACCACAGTTATTATGAGGTATGAAAGAACAAAAACTATCAATTGTCAAATCTGTTATTCTTGAGGAAGGAGACCCGTGGTATGGTGACAGAATCATCTTTCAAGTTCCCTATTTTCAATTTTCAAACAAGGTTGAAAGAAGTTCCTATTGGAGCATCGACTCTGACAATGAAACCCTACCTGGAAGTCCTAAATGGGATGATGTCTACTATAGTGGAGAAAATCAGCCAGATTTCTATACTTGTGTTTGGAAACGAGACTTTTATATGAAAGAAATCCGTAATACTTGTGAAACAATTTCAAGTGATGGCATTACCCAGATGGAAAAATTAGTTATGGATAAAAGAGATGACCACGAGAGTAATAAACGACAGGAATGTGAGAGATGCGTAGCACGCAAATGGCGATGTCGTAAGTGTACACATTTCTGCTATTAGAATAAAAAATGATAACAACAAAGTAGTTAATATAGAGATTTATACAAATAGATAGATATAGATATAGATATAGATATAGATATAGATATATTGATATTTTATATTGATATATTTCATTTAAGGATAAATTAGGGTAGTTATATATTAGAATGGTATTAAATACTTTTTATTGCGAATGGAGAATACTCCCCGAAAATGCGACTCGTGATGCTTGCCTCACAATGTTTGGTGGTATGACTGAGTTAGATGATTTAAAAGAACAAGGCGATGTAAAATTACTAGGTAGATGGGCTTGTGTCGGCGAGGCTCGAGGATTTTGTATCGCTCAGGCCAAAACAGTTCTCCAGGTTCAAGCTTGGTTGACAAATTGGGTATCTATGGCAGATATTAAAGTAGTCCCTTGTTTAGATGATAATCAGCACCGAGAATTAATTTTAGGAGCAGAACCATCCTTTGTAGTTCCCTATGAGAAAGTCAACTATCCTCCCAATGAGAACGAAAGTTTATATTTTGTTAGATATCAGTTCCGCGATGGTTGTCGCGATGAAGGTTTTAAGATTTTTGCCAATCTAACGGAGGAAGATGACCAAAAGGACCCAGGGAATTGTACATCTTTGGGAAGATGGCACGTTCCTAGTCAGGGATGTGGATATGCTATTGCTTCCAGCCCTTCAGTATTAGATGTATATAAGTGGGCTTATAACTGGAATGCTTTATGTGATGTAGAAGTATTCCCAGTAACTCAAGACCAAGAGACACGAGATATTATTAAATCTGGTTTTGGTTATGAAGTAAAAAGAAAAATGTTAATGGATAAAATGAGTAAATTAAGTGGAAGTAGTTCTTGTTTTTTTTAGAGACCAACTATCACTAGTCTTTTTCTCTTTTTTTTGGGTTTTTTAACAACACAACAATCATCATCTTGACAAATATGAATATTTTTTGGTAATTCATACTTGTCAAATTGAGTTTCATTGTTGATATTCGTTATTTTTTTACAGTTAAGAAATGGATATTTTTTATATAATTTTATAATAGCTTGTTCTTTCATTTTGGCTTCAATCATAATATCAATATTAACTTTATATTTTTGGGGGATTTCAAGTAAATAATTAGGTATTTCTTCCACAAAATCACTGTGATGTCCTATCTTACCAGAACCTTGTTCGCTAATATGAAACTTGGGCTTAATATTTTTCTTTTTCCAAGTATCTAAAATATAAGGTATATAATAATCGGGTGTTTTAAATATTTCAGTAGGATGTAATATCTTGTAACATTCAAAATGATGTGTATCAAATACTACTGGAATATTTATTTTTTTTGATATATCCAAACAATCTTCTATAGAAAAGCATTTTTCACAATTTTCCAATACTAATCGCTTCTTAATTTTTTCGGGTAATTGTTGATATTGCTCGCACCAACGTTGGATTGTTTCTTTTTTATCACCATAGGTGCCACCTCCATGAATAACCATGACAGAATCCGGACCTAGTTTCATTAAATCTAATACATCCGCATGATAAGATAAGTCATTTACAGTTTGTCTAAAGTAATCGGGATTCGGAGTACCAATTACGTTGTACTGTCCAGGATGAAATGTAAGCCTTTGATTAAATTGCTTTGCTTTCAAACCTATTTTTTCGAGCAAAGGTATCGCAAAATCAAAGGAATAACTATCAATTTTCGGATTAGATTTATGCGGAAACAATTCACTACTAAGGCGAAATACTTTAATACCATTTTCTTCATTCCACTCCATAAGTAATAATGTATCCTCTAGATTTTGAATTATTTTTTCTTTTAAAACATCTATACCTTGTTGTACTATTGTTCTTAATATCATTTTTCTTGAGCTAAATATAGGTGGTTTTTGGGTTCTTAAGATAGTATTCATACAACATAAACCCAGTTGAATGCTTTTATTATCACTCATTACTACAATATTTTCTAATAATATTTCAATTTTATTAACTCATACTTTTAGCTTTCTCAAGAAAACTCTACATAACTTCTAAACTTTTATAATCATTAAAAGTTTCGTAAAAACAACTTATTATTTGCTATTGAATTGATATTATAGGCTTAGGTTTGTATATTACAACCATATCTATTACATTGGTGTTGGTGTTGGTGTTGGTGTTATGTTGATGATGTCGTCGATTGTTAGTATAACATCTTCTGGTATAGGTGTTGGGGTTGGTGTTATGTTGATGAAGTCGGGTGTTGGGGTTGGTGTTATGTTGATGAAGTCGGGTGTTGGTGTTGGTGTTATGTTGATGAAGTCGGGTGTTGGTGTTGGTGTTATGATGTCGTCGATTACCCATCCTATAGCATCATCTTCTGGTGTTGGGCTCGGTGTTGGTGTTATGTAGATGATGTCGGGTGTTGGTGTTGGTGTTGGTGTTGGGTATTGTATGTCTATTATTGTATAAAAGTCTGTTGGTGTTGGTGTTGGTGTTATGTAGATGATGTCTGGTGTTGGTGTTGGTGATTCTATTGGTTCTACTTCGTCTTCTGGAATTGAAACTACACCGATATTGTTAGATTCGTCTACTATTACTAACTTTCCATCCCCGTCTCTATAAAAGGCTAATGTATAACTGCCATCCTCATATAAACCTCTATTATCGTCCCATATATATGGATAATAGTATGGAACATATAACTCATCTGACTGTATCATTATTCTAAAAGTATTAAAGCCTCCCCATCCACTAAGCATGTTAATAAGATAAATGCCATCATCCATCTTTATTGTTGTATAAATTTCTGTTGGTGTTGGGGTTGGTGTTGGTGTCGGGGTTGGTGTTGGTGTTGGTGTTGGTGTTATGTTTATGTCGTCATTTACCCATAGTACAACATCTTCTGGTGTTGGGTCCGGTGTTGGTGTTGGTGTTATGTAGATGATGTCGGGTGTAGGTGTTACTGCGTATTCTGGAGTTGAAACTACACCGATATAGTTAGATTCGTCTACTACCACTAACTTTCCATCCTCGTCTCTATAAAATTGTAATGTATATGTTTCGTCCAAATATAAAGCTAAATTATCGTCCCATACATATGAATAGGAACCTAAATATAAGTAAGTACCATCTGACGCTATCGTTATGTTAAGCACATTATTAAAGTTTTGCCATCCATTTTCCATGTTAATAATATAACTGCCATCATCCAACTTTGTACTTGTTCCACTTGCTATTAGATAAAGAACACCTATAGTGCCTGCGTGGTCTTCAAACAATATATATCCCATAAAATTAAAAATTTTTAAGGTATAAGTGTATTTTGTTGAATCGTCAATATATAAATCTAAAGTATCGTCCCATACATATGTAGTGTTATATCTGCTATCATATAAGTAAATACCATCTATCCTAAAATACGCCCCCTCCAAAATATAATGATAATAGCCATCATCCAACTTTATTACTGTAGGGGTTGGGGTTGGGGTTGGGGTTGGGGTTGGGGTTGGGGTTGGTATTTGTATGTTTACTATTGTAAACATAGTATCAACATTAATAGCGGTAGAGGTAGAATTACTGTCAATTTCTAATTTATTTCCGTAAGTATCAACAACAGTATCTAATATTTGTAGAACCAAATCTACCGAACTATTGTTATTAACAACAACATCTATTTCAGCCACTTTATTTTGTTGAGATAATACAATAGCACTGACAGTTCCACCAGTAACTAAGACATCGGTATTATTTATGGTATCTTTAATTGATTCCGAAAATGTAACTGTGTATTTAATTTCTGTATCAACATCTGAAATTATATTACCTTCAAAATCGGATGTTATACTGAGTACCTTAGGTTTAACAGTATCTACAATTATTTCAGCTGAATCCCATTCGCCCTGAACTGTTAATTCAGTATTACTTCCTATTCGTACTTTCACAGAATTTGTTGCAACATCACTATTAACAAGAACGACTAATTCCACACTTCTATCCCCAGTTATTTTAAAACTATTGCTCTTTAGTTGACCACCAGTTACAATTATATCAGATTCACTTAAGTATAATCCTAAATCTGTTAAATACTCCCAAGTATCGAATGTTTCTGTAAAAGTTACAGTATATTTTACCTCTAAAGGAATAGTTGAGTTTGAAATAGCACCATCTGATTCTGGGTCAACAAACTCTTTAGAAATTACATCGATTGATACACCAAATATTTTACGCTCCATTTTTATTAAATCTTCTTTAATTTTGACTCGATAATTATTAATGTCTTCTGGAGTTGGCGCGTGTTCACTTATAGATTCGTTATTTGTAAATTTTGTTAGTACTTGGTTCAATTGGTCTATATTGGGTTTATGTAAATGAAAATGAATAGTACTATTTAAACTTTCTAATTGAGCGAAAGTTAGCGATTTCAGCTTATTTAGAGTTTCAATTATATTCATCTCAATATTATAATATATAAGATAGATTTTTTATTTTCGTAAAGTAATTTATAGAAAGAAAGACAGAATATCTTATGAATAATCATTATTGGTGTTTATATTGTTATGCCATAGCAAATAGTAATAATAGTAATGCTATTAAGATAGGCGTTACTGAATTAATAATGGGTGATGACATCACTCTTCCTTTACAAACTATTTTATATCAAATGGAAAAAAATAGAATATATGAACAAGAAAAAGGTTACCAACAAATAAAAAAATATTTTTGCTATTACTATCACAATGCTATTAAAATAGAAAATCTGATTCATGCATATTTACTTTATTATGATATGGAAAAATATGAGTTTGATGAAATTGGGGGATATTATCTAATGTATAAAAATGATATTAGTACTTTAATTTCAATAGAAAACTTATTTAATAGTATTAATATAGAATTAAACTGTATACCATATTACACTTGTCACTGTTGTGGAGATATTATAGGTAACAATGAATATATATCTTGTGAAAAGTGCAATATCTATTTACATAAGTTGTGTAGTAATTATTTCACTTGTAAATGTAATGCTTTATCTCTCAAAAAGTAAAATCTACAACCAGAAAAATCATTATTATCTTTGGAAAAGTAAACTCATTAATATCATAAACCCTAATATTTCCCAGACATTCTTAGCAGGTTTTACTGCTGGTATTAATTTAACTAGGATATTATTCCATAAATATTTACCAACTAGTAACACGATTGCGTAAACAATAACTAGAGTAACAAGAGCTGCTAATATTTGGGTATTAGACATATCTTTAACTGATGGTACTCTTCCTCCACCAGATACATATGTTTCGATGCTTGGTGTAGTCATTCCTTCAACGCAAGTTTTTATAGTAGAAACTAACATTTATATTATATAGTTACATTTTTTATTCAAGTAATAATTTTATGAAAAACAATTAATTATTTTTTCATTCAGAGTTTCTAGATTAAATGGTTTATTAATCTTCTCAGTGTAATAATCAAAAAGACACTGTTTATTATTCTGAATAAATAAAATAGGAATACTAACACCCAAACTTTTAAATATTCTAGACGGATAATCTGATAAATAATAGCTTAATATACTAGAATCCAAAATAATTAATTGAATATCCAAACTATTAATTATTGATTCTAGTTTTTCTAATCGAGATTCAATATATATATTATAACTGTCTAGTCTATCTAGCATGTTTTTCACTAAAATACTATTTTTTACAGTTTTATCAAGATATACAATGTTAATTTTGGTTTTTATATCAATTAATACTTGATATATTTCATCATTATTGAATGGATATGATAAAGAGTAGTTATAATAATTTTCTGATTTTTTTAAGCAATCTGATATAACTACTGGCATTATAATTCCTCGCTCTCGCAATATATCAACTTTGTGTTTTTCAGTCTCACTGTTGTAAATTAATATACTATTGGGTCGATGATTTAACAAATCAATGTCTTTTATTGTTTTCCCATCAATTACGCAAATGTATTTAGTTTTTAAATAATTTTTTGTATTTTCTCTATTTATCTCATTATGGTCAATCAAATAAATAGTCATATTTTCTAATATGACTTTTTTTTTGGTTATAATCTCTTTTTCCGGACGGTTATAATTATCTTTTTTATAAGGTATCCTTATTTCGACTATGTTATCTGTATAATATATAGTACCCTTCATTTTATGAATATAATTAATAATGTTTTGACAAAAATGTGTCATAGATGATATATCTTTGGTTTGAAATCTTAATATAAGGAAATAATGATTACAATGTAGTTCAAATAATTCAATATTGCGATAAAAATAATTAATAACGGTAAACATTTTTTCTTTATTTAAAACAATATAAGTAGGTACATCAGGACTGATAAAGTAATTTTCTATTTTTTGTTTATCAAGCCATTTTTTTATACAACTTTTTATATTTATAGCCAGAATATTATTATTTTCTGAAAATAATTCAATATTTGTAGGAACAAAATCAACATTTTCAGTTTTATGTATACTTTTTATATTTTTATCAATTACATGTTGAATATCGCTTATATTACAATAAAATATAGCAAAATTATTAGAATACTCTATCTCAGCATTTATCTGAAATAAATTATATTTTTCCGATAAATACAAAAGTCCATTCCAAAGAAAGTTATTATTAAACAATTGTATAGTGTCAGTAACTTGTAGGTTAAAATTATGTAAAGATGATTTGCTAAATAAATTGAAAAATGACTTTAGTGTTAATAATGATTCTGAGGACTTTATAGGATATAATTTTAAATAAGAACACAAGTATTCACTAATGTAATGATATTTTATTTCCATACTTTCGATATCATATTTTAATATAAAAGCATTTGATTTACATAATTCAAAAAGCATTTTGTTTGTATAAACTTTATAAGTATCACAACCTATATTCAGATTTGTAAGGAGAACAAGTAATTTATCATCTATAGTATCTTGTATTGCTTTTTTGTTTTTATAGAAACTCTCTTGACAGTTTATATTTTTTACAATAATCGGAATATCCCAAGTATCAAAGGTTTCCTCTAACTTATTTTTATTAGTAGTATTTCCCATTATCTAAATAAAATTAACTTTTGCTTATATATAATCATAAGTTTCTTTATTTATTAAACCCCATATCATTTTGTGCAATTTTTAGTAATACTTCTGGATCATAAATTCTGGTCGCTTCTGCTAACAATCTGAGTTCAAAACTAAGATCTCCATCACAAAAAGGTACAAATATATCTTCAATATTATCCACTCCTAATCCGACATTAACTCCATAATCCAACAATAATCTGACAGGTCCAATTGAATTATGTGTAGGGGCATAATAATTGGTTTGCTTCATTGATATAGCAGCACTTGGACATATAATTACCCCAATGTCAAGCTGCTTTAATTTTCTAGCTATGTTTTTTTGATATTTTTCTGGCTGACAAGATAAACTGATGCAGTGTATTGCTCGACTCTTTCCTTGATAGTTATATTTTTCTACGAAATTACAAAATAACTCTGTCTCTCTTTCAAAAGGTACATTGTTTTGGTCTAAATGAGCTTCTACATCTAAACCCAACTCTTCTGCTTTATCAAATACTATTTCTAAATGTTTATTTGAATCTGTATCACGTGAAGGAAGACAGCCAATAAAATCGACAAAGGGAGCAGCTTCATTAAATAATCGAATGCTTTCTGGTGTGCTAAGACCTTCCAGTAATTGGGTTCCTATTTGTAATTCCACATTATATGGTTTCCAAGCTTTTTTTACCTCCAACGCAGCTTTTAATGGCTCTAAACCAACTATGCTGTCTACATCTACAAATGTTCTCATTTTAAAGCAATTTTGTCTCATTAAATGAGATGATGTGCTTTGAATACGATTTTTCAAATCATTATAGGTATATAGTTCTTTTATTTCTCTCATTAAAATCCATTTTTCTTTCATATGTTTTATAGATTTATTTAGATTGTCAACTGTAACTGTTTTTGATTTGTCTAAATGAAGATGATGACATACCCAATTAATTTGATTAGTATTTAAAAATCGCTTCATTGAGATAACAACTATTTATGTTTTTATATGTTTTTATAAAAAAAAAATATCAAAATGGAGAACGACTCGATGCTGCTTACGTGAAAGGCGTGAAGTATTAATCTTCTATCCATTCATATAAATTAACAATAAACACACCTTAACCATTTAGTTACTTTACCCAAATAATGTGAATCCTTAAAATTCTTGGAGTGGCTAGAATTTTCCAAATCACTAGTTACTTCTGTTGTAATGACTTCATGACCATCTTCATGTAAATAAATATTGTGTCTTATAATTCTTTTTTCTGTTTCTGAATTATTAATAAATCTAGTATTTACCATTAAATCTTCCTGAGTTTTGCTATAAAAAGCATGCATCATTTTTTATTATTTGTAGCTTCTATTATCCAGCAGCTATTTTCAATTTTATATTAGGTATGTATTGGATATGTATTGGGTAAAAAAAATTGAAATTATTTATTAATATTAAGTCAGTTATCTAAAACAGAACAAATGTCAATTTCACCAATGAACATTGAAGAAATGAACCAGTGGAGGTTGAATCACGCCAGGGAGGTGTATCAATCCTTTCAAATCAGTAAAATATGTATGGACATAGAACCAGAAAATAAATCAGATGCGTGGAAATTGTGCCATATCACAAAAGAGCTATCTAATCAGTATAGTCAAGATTACCTAGGAGATTCATACCAATACCCACTTCGATGTGGTAGCCATACAAATATTGGCGAGCCAATTATGATTGATTTAAGTGAAGATGATGAATAAAAAACACCGTACAAATTACCATACAAATGTATTTAAAATTATATTTATATTAAATTATAAAATTGATATAAATATTTTTTTTAATATTTATGAATAATGTACCAGAAGAAAATAAAAATAACCCACAAGTAGCTTTAGATAGTCAACTGCTTCCCCATCAGCTATTGGTTCATGATTCAGTACCAAAAGATATTATCTGTAAAATCTTAGAAACTTTATCTCTAGAACCAGTAAGTTCTCCTATAGAACTTGTTACCATAATACAAGAAAAATACCCTAATGCTCTTAATTCATATATATCCTTATCAGATACACTTAATTCCTCCCAAAATGAATCAGATGTTGATTGGATTCAGCTGTTAGGTCATCTACTTCGTATCGCTGAAGGACGAAACTACGAACAATCTATTATAGCTGCCTTATATAAACTAAAAACCCTACCCTATTATAAAAATTATCCAGCATCTTCAGGTTTTGTTCATGCTCCAGCAAATCATGAAGAAGCTATTGCTATCCAACTAAAAAGTTTTGGGTTTCAAAAAATAGTCCCAACTAATAAGATGCACCGAGATTTGGTAATTAACTTAGAAACTAGCGCCAATAGCTTAAGTGTTATACCGAATGGAAGCTTTATTGAGCAACCTTTCGGCACTCATCAGAGTCCTGATTTTATTGTTAAAGTTTCCCCATCTATTATATTATTTCTGGAAGCTAAATCTTCGGAAACAACACATCCCACTTATAACAGTGGGACAATTGAGCCTCATTTTATTTATATTTTCTGTAGTAAAAAAACCAATCAAACTACTATTTATAAAGGTGAAAGTATCATTACAAGAGAACAACAACGTTTGTTAGATCAACATATTATTGAAGCACGACAAAGAGACAAAGAACTAAATGACCGACTTAAAGAAATTGACCCCAATCATAGAGGTGTTTGTTACTATACCCGACCAATGTATAATCAGTCAGGTGGCAAGGAATACACGGACTATTTTACACATGTTAATAGATTAGCATCTGAAGAACACGCTATAGAATGGGTGAGAGAACAATGTCAAGTAGATATTATTAAAGAATAATTAAATCTATATTAGACCACGACTTTTACAATTGTTTTCTAATCGTTGTAGTGCTATAATATAAGCCGCTGCTCTATAAGAACAGTTATATAACTCCTTATAACTAATTATATTATGATAGGTATTGTTCATTTTTTGAATTAATTTATCAGATATAACATCCTCCGATAAATATTCATTAGAGTTATTTTGTAACCATTCAAAGTAACTTACAATTACTCCTCCACCATTGGCGTATATATCAGGTATAACATCAACACCTTTATTTTGTAATATTTTGTCTGCTTTTGTATCTATTGGACCGTTCGCTGCTTCTATAATAGCCTTACATTTAATATCATTTGCTTCTTCTTCTAATATTTGTAATTGTAATGCTGCTGGTATAATAATATCACAAGGTGTGCTAAAAAATTGTTTTTTATTAACTTTTGTACATAGCGTATCATATGTTTCTAACGTATTCTTATTGTCAATAAAGTTTAAGATATTATTTGTATCTAAACCATCTTTATTTACAATATATGATGTATGGTCTCCAGCACCTGTCATTATCATTCCGTATTCTGATAATTTTTTGGCAGCATAATATCCTACATTTCCTAAACCTTGTATGATAAAAGTTTTATTTTGTAAGTTAATGTTATTAGTGTCAGCCCAATTTAAGACACTCTGCGCAACTCCGTATCCAGTAGCTTCTTTCCTTATTAAACTTCCCCCATAATGAAGAGATTTACCGGTAAAAACTCCCAATTGTTGAGAGACCCCATTGTATTTATTATATTCGTCTGTCATCCAATCAATTATTTGAGAATTAGTTCCTAAATCTGGGGCTGGTATGTCTTTATATGTACCTATATGCGGGCTTAATAGATTTGTGAATGTTCTAGCAACCTGTTCTATATCTTCCTCACTATATTTAGTAGTGTCGATATTTATACCTCCTTTCCCACCACCAAAAGGTATTTGATGAAGGGAACATTTAAAAGTCATCCAGGAAGCAAGATTGTTTATGTCACTAAGTGATAATTTAGGATGAAAACGTAAACCTCCCTTGTAAGGTCCAAGTAAATTATTGTGTTGAACTCGGAAACCTGTAAACATTTCTAACTCTCCATTTTTCATTTTAACTGGAAAATTAACTACAATCTCTTTTTGAGGTTTTCTTAATATTTTATAAAGATTGGGATGAAATTGAATAAAACGAGAAATATTCTTCATTTGAGCATTGAGCGCATTTGACATATATATATAGTAATTATAAAATATATTTATTTTGTATTTTAAATTTTATAATTCTGAAACAAGTATGTTAATGCGAAATTATAAATTTCGTAATCGTCTTTGTTTTTATTAGTGAGATATTTTATTTCTTCTTTATTTAAATCTTTTTTTGTAATATATTTTCCTTTATTTTCATTGAGTTTGTAGTTAAAATAATTAATATTATCACGTGTCACAAATGGAAATATATGTTTAAACAATCGTTTATTATATTCTGGATATTCTAAGATTCCCACGTATATTTTTTTTTCAGTTATCAATTGTTTTATATAATTAATTTGTTTTGATGAAAAACTATGGTATTTTTGCCATTGTTTTCCATATATAAAAGCTAATTGATAATTATGACAATTTGTATTGTGAATATAATCATGAAAACTATTACTTTTTAACATTGTTTCTACAAGATATTCATTTCTGACATCATACAGTTTGTTTTTTTCTACATATCTAAGAAAGTAATAATATTCTGAGATTAATCTCTCAATAGGTTCTCTTAACATCATAAATATTTTAGTAGATTGTTTAAAATAGTAGTCAATATTATTAATTACAACATCTGAATTAGTAGACATATCATATAAGCATAAATGAATATGAGAATATGGATGAGAATATTTGTCAAAATATGTTTTGTTTTTATACATATCACCTGAAATAGCAGCTAGGGGTATAGATTTCCAATAATAACCTTTTTGGTAATCATGTAAGGGAAAATTAAAATACCTAACATTATCTTCCCAAGAATTATAAAAAAAACTATCAATCATATATATATATGAAAAATGACTTTCAAGTTTATTTAATTTGGATACATTATTACAAAATATTGTTCTAAATAAATTATTACAAGAATTACCACCCGTTTTCGGAATATGAATAAATATAAATTCTTGTGGCTTATCGTTCTCTTTCAAATCATATTCAGATACACTAATTTTGGACCTAGTATTTTTAACATAACTCACTTGAGCCAAATATCTATTTTCTGGATATTTAGAATGATAAGTTTGATGTAGTATTTTCAAATTATGTATTATTTTGTCATCTTTAATCATTTCTTCTTTAATCTTTTTTGTAAAACACCCATAATCAGATAAGTCAATTTGTGGTTTTTTCTCATTAGCGACTTTTTTAAAGTTATTATTCATTTATGTATATGAATAATTTAAATAATATCTGAAATTTAAAAACAAAGAATCCTTTGTTATTTTTATTATTTATTATATAAAATAATTCGGTATAAATCTGGTTTTTTAATCCATATATATAATAATAATTATGGGTAAAGATAAAACATATTTCTCTGGTGAAAATCTGGATATATTATACAATATTCTCAAAGCTGATATATTTAAAAAATTTAAATATGACTTAGATGCTAATTCTAGCTTTTATAAAACGCATATTTTCAATTCAATGAGTACAATTTATACTACCAATAAAGAAAAATCTCTTAAAGAATTAAATACAATCGTTTTAAAAACCGTTATTCCCGAGATTACCATTAAAGTAAAAGATACTTTGTTACGAGCTAAATCAAATATTCGAGATAGTGAAATAATCGATAGAACAGAAGATTTAAAAAAACAATCACTTGTTAATATGCGTCCTATATCCACATCTGATGATAAAAATACTACCAATATGGATACTCAAATGGAAAATGTTATGCAGGAAAGAGATTCATTAAACAGTAAACCAAATATAGATATGAACAGATTTCAATCAGATAGCGACAAGGCAATGGATATTAAATCAATTGAAAAAGAAATGAAAAAACGAAATGTTGAGATAAATATAGATGAAAATTCAAATGATTTAAATAAAATAAGCACGCCTGATATGAATCACGGTTATCAATCTGACTTTACAGATATAAGAATGCAGGACCAAGCAAACTCTATATTAATTAATAAAAACGCGGACCCAAATGATATTTACCGTAAAAATATGGAAGACTTTAGTCAATTAAATGAAGTTCTCAAAGATAAATCGGAACAAAATGAAAATCCGATTGATTTATTAATTCCTACCAATGATATAAAATATACATATAAACAAAATATAGTCACATTATGTAGTATTGACAGAGATTGGAACGATTCCAATTCATCACGATACAATTATAGTGTATTTTTTAATGCAGCGAATGACACTTATCAATAATTTCAATCTTATATCCTATCTTATATTCGTTGTTTATTAATAATAAAATTCTTAGTATTATTAATGAGCAACTATTTCTTAGTTGGAGGTTCTGATGTTATAACAGAGTCGGAAGGAATATTTAATTATAAACAAATATCACAAAATCCATACGATATTACCGATTTTAGATATTTTCTATGGGAAAATAATGGCGGTTTAACTAACGATATGAGTCCACGTGGTGAAATTGGCTATGTCTCTATATATGACCAGTGGAGTCATAATGAGAAAAATGGTGCACTAGTAACTTATCCTACAACTAGTCATTTCGCTAGTGTTCGTTGGCCACCAGATCCTAGTGGTAATTGGAATGACCAAACAACAAATCCAAATGATCATCTTTTTAAGATTACTTATATGGGTAAAGATTCAGCTGGTGACATTTATACAATCGTTCCTACTAATAAACCAGAGAGTTCGTTACTTTTCGGGTATTTCGACGATGCTTCCGGATACACATCTAATTCCGATGCGATATCCAATGGGTACAACGGTAATAGCCTACCTACTAATAGGAGGGCAGTTTACATCCGGTACGCGGAAGCGTACAATCAGTGGTTTATTGTTCCTATAGATAGACCCAATTTGAAACTTACAACTGCTCCATGGAAAATTGATATGAGTAATCAGCCTCCAGATATGAGTAATTTTAATCAAAATTACTTTCAAATTTTCTGTGTACCTGATAGATACACTGGAAATATCGAATCAACAAAAAAAAATCAAAAGTTTAGTTTTGTGTTTTATAAAGTAAATAATTCTCCAAATGGAAATAGAGATTTGCTAGTTAATTCCGAATTATTCTACCGTGCGGATTTCACTACTTTTTGTACAGCTCCTTTAAAAGGAGAACCTACAAGTTTTTTAGTGGGTGATAATTCAAACGACCAATTATCAAACACAGCGGAATTGGTAGTTAGTCCTGACATATCTGGAATCAAAGTAACATTTATGCCAGAAAATTCAAGTGGTAGTAGTGATACTAATCATTTTTTAACAGGTATAAGTGATACTAACACTAATATGTTTCCACCAAATGACTCCCGTTTAGGAGCTAATAATCAAGTAACGTTAAAATTTGTTTTTCCAAAATATGTAAAATTAGATGGATTTTCGTTTCTTTTTAATACAAACGGCAATGAGTATAAAGCGTGGGAGCTAAGTGGAATAGATCCTATTACGGGAGAAGAACAAATGTTAATAAAAGGAACAGAAACCGAAATTAATTCACAGAGTACGTGGGGAGCAGTAACTGGTACGACAGATTTTAGTGGTTTATGGACAAAAGGTACTGATAGCATTATTAATGATTGGCAGGTAAACGACCTGAGTGGAACTCAGGCGGCAAGCGTATGGAACAATATGTTTGTCAGTATAACAGAAAACCTACGAATTATATCTAAAGAATATTATTTTAAAATAACATTAACAGGGAATGATAATGATATGTTGTCGTTACAAGTCTATGGGACACGTTTTAGAGGTTCTATATTAAATAATTTTACATTTCCACTTACAATTACTACTTCTCCGAATATAATTCTAACTAGTCAAACCTCAGCATCTATAGAATATCAAGAAAAGGAACGTTCCGGGTGGCTATCATTCTTGCAAAGCCAATCTAATAATGTAAAGATAGCTGACCCAGGTATAAGTATCCCACATTTGACAGATACGTCAGGTTTTGTGTCCTTGATACATGATGGTCATGATTTTCATGGAAAAATATTACACAAATCAGATATTAAAAACATTATCATAGATAATCATAACCTAACATCTCCGAAACCTTTTAATCCCACAAGTTATGATAAAAACGATATTTATATAATTTTAACATTCCCCAAACCAGTTACAATATCATACTTTACTCTAAATTATAAATCAACTTCTTTAAATCAAATATCATTACAAGGGATGAGTAGTTCAACCGAATGGAAAACAGTATATCAAAAAGAAATAACTAAGTCGGCTCCATCAAAGTATTCTATTTTATATAACTTGGATAATTCATCTAATGCTATAAATTATATATCTTCTGCCAACTCTACCCATCCCACTATCAGTAATTACATGCGTTACAACAAGCTATTGTTGAAAACTAGTCACGATTTTACAACTTCAAAATGGAAAATAAAACTCACAGATACAAGTAATTTATCACTTAATATAGGAAATATTCGTATTAAAGGAAATATACCACCCGTTTTAACAAATGTAACAATAGAAAGAGCTCAAGGTAGTGGAATAAGTAATTGGTACAAAATAGGAGATATTATACTTCTTAAACTTTTTTTTAACAAAAAAATTAAATATTTAGCAAGTGATAGTAAACCTAGCTTAAAAATTAAGTTTAAGGGTAGCAATACTTATTCAGAGGCAAAATGGTTTGAAAACACAACATCTCACGCTACTCTAGAGGAAAGTAAAAATATTATCACTTTAGACAAAGTCAATCCATTAATCGCTAAGGGTCAAACTATTACTGGGACAGGTATTCCAGCCAATACAACCGTCATATCTATAACTGATAAAACTGTGACCATGTCTAATAATGCAGAATCTTCTTCTTCTTCTGGATCGATTACCTTTACAAATAATATTTTATCTGAGAATATCTCAAATTATATTACCGCACATTTAGAATCATATGATAAGCCTAGTGACGCAGACTATGATAAATATATGTACCCTGGTGTCATTTTAAGTGGAAATACAAGCTCCTACATAGAATTGAATAGAAGCCAGACAAACGTTCCAGAAATTCATAATATAACTATCAGTTTATACAAACTCCAAGATGTAACTAATTTAGAAGTGTATTATCAAAGTTTTTCAAGGACTCCAAATGTATATTATACTTTGAGTCTATTATCATCAGATAACTCAATTAAGAAAACATTTAATTTAGATTATGTGGGCTCTAGCTTATCTTGGCAATCTTTATATAATGGTATCTCTTTACTTGATATAAAATATATTAAAATAGGAGTACCAGCAGCTAGCGGTACACTTAAATGTAATATGTCCACAATCAAAATAAACAATAAAATACTAACTACACAGGAATCTATTACAAGATGGACCAGTTTGTGGTCATTCGAAATACCACCCAATAGTTATAGTTATCAGGGTATTCAGATAGAAACTACCGATAGAACTTCCGGATTATTAGATGGCTCAGTTATTTTAAATAATTGCGAAACTACTTTGGCTAGTGATGATTATGATTACACGGCATACGATAGTAAATTATATCAGATTAATAGTTCGGATAGTAGGAATTATGAACCCCATAATACATATGAGAAATATCACGTTTTAAAAGCTAAATCAGATAATACAAAACCTAACATTGTATGGGACTTCCCGGGAATGACTGAATATGAACCTAGTGAAACTCCATTAACAAACCTAAATAATTATTCAGATGGTCCAGCATTAACCAATGCAAGGGTAGAAGATAGATTAATAGATAGTCAATCACTAAACCTAATGAGCGGTTTAATAAATTCAACAGACAGCGAATTACACACTTTTGTTAAGACTGGAATAGATAGCAATGGTCTAATAAAAATATTCGGTATACAAGCAAAAATATCTTATATAACGTTAATGCCTACTAGCAAAAAAACGGGTAATAACGACTATTATAAAAAAGGAGATAATATAGATATTGGTTTACAATTTCAAATAATTAATCTCGAAAGTAACAGCTCTTTTGCTGATGCTATCAGCAAAACTTTATATAATACAGGACGTATATCTATTCAACCTAAACTCAATGCTGGTAACACTGGATTTATAAAGGCTAATGTGGGAAGTGAAACGGCAGAAGTAAAATTCATATATAATAGTATTACAGATACTATAACCCCTAGTGTGGTTTTTCGATATGTGGTTGATGATGGTATAAAAACCACTACGGATTATGGTCTCAAATTGATATGGGCAGATAAAACTAATTTTGTAAGTAATGAAAATCTTTTGAATGATGATTTTATAGGGAATCTGCTTGATTTTTCTACCCAATCTCAACTAGAAGTTCCAAGTGATAGCTATTTAAATATTAATACTTGGTTGAATAATTTTAAAATAAATGGGATAATACCTAAAATTATAGATGTTAATGTTTCTGGGACAAAATCGAATGGTGTTTTTTTTGTTGCATCGGATACAATTAAAATAGAAGTGGTATTTAACGAACCAATCAATGTGAATCCAAGTTTCACACACGCTCTACAATTAGATATTAAAATAAATGATACCATCCATCAACTTAAGTATACTAGTAAAACTGATAACATAATTATATTTAACTATGTTGTTCAGGAAAATGATATCGATGTAGATGGTTTACAGATTGTATACAGAACAGACGTTCAGGAAAATGAGAAGAAGAACCAATTGATATATTGGACTGTGGGGGGAGCGCACGGCCATAATTTAGGGATAATAAGTGAGGCAGGAAATCAAGCAGACATGACACTATATGGTGGTATAATTTATGATAATCCTGATAAAATAAATGTTAATCTTCCTAATGCTAAAATATTAGGGTACAATATTACTACAGTTGAAATATCTGGGACTCCTAATGGTAAACAAAATTATTATATTAAAGATGATACAATTTCTGTAAAAATTACATATTTGAGCAACGTAAATGTGACTGACCCACAAAATATTTATATAACATTGATAGGTATCGGAACAGATAATAAAAAAGTATATTATTCTAGTGGAACAGGCACTACAGAATTAGTGTTTAATTATAAAATCAACGAGGGTGATGTAGCCCTCCAGGGTGTGGGCATTTACGCAGATACTAATAATACAATTATATTTGGCACAAGTGGAACAAGTACAATTACCTTGGCAGGTGTCAATGCTCAATTAACTTATAGCGATGTTTCGGTGATTAATGT